TAAATTGCTGAAGCATCATAGATGGCTTCATTGTAATAAGCAGCAGCACCAGTTGTTAAAATGTTATAGTTGGCTGGATTGAAGACATTAACAGAGTCATCAAAGTCATACGACACACCCATCACAATACTAGTCGATCCCTCACTACGCAAGAATGTAGAGATGTTATAGAAGTTTTTACGGATTGAAGGATCTTGAAAATAGTAGAAAGGTGTTTGGTAAACACTCAGGATTTCTGTACTATTAAAAGAACTTCCTGTCTCTTGTTTATACACCTTACCAGTAGAGTCCCCATGAATAACAATCTCATCTACACCAACATATCCACTAGAAGCACATGTAGCTGGAAAGCCAAAAAGCTGACTATACTCAAAAGACACACCACCTTCGCTGGCCCTAAGACCACCTAACAAACCAAAGGTTCCTTCGGCTGGTAAGAACAATCTAAACTGTGACTTCTTACGAAGCACTACAGAGCTTAGTGTTTCTGGATCAATAGAACCAGCTACAAGTTCTTGTAAGATTGATGTAATGGTGAATTGAATTTGTTTTGAAATTGTTTCCAATTCCACATCACCAATCTTACTTGTTCCAGCCACTGGTCTAAAACCATCAGGACCAAGGAACACTAAACTGCCACCCAGTTCTATCACACTATCTGGAACAACACAACCTAAATTTGTTGTCACTTCACCAACCACAAAGTCAGCAATGTTAGTTCCTGTCAAACTCTTAATGGCATTCTTACCAAAGATGTACAACGTATCTCTAAACTGTTTAATCTGAACAATTTCAAAACCTACATTGATAACAGCAGCACCATTTGCTGGATTAAAGTTTGTCTCTGCCAAAGGAGAAGAAATATATAAGTTGTAAGGATCTGTTGTATCACCAGCTAAGAACAAATGATTCTTAAAGGCAGCAGAATACTTAGGACTATTAGGAGCATTAGCATCTGTAATTTGTGTATAGGTAGTTCCATCATACACAGCAGCCGGATTGATTCCATCAGTTAATGCAATCTTAGGAGCACCCCAATTAAATCTAGTAAACCTAACCTTCTTAACTCCCACCATTGTAACACCTGCTGGAGTTGTAATGGCTGACCAAGTGGAAGAAGAAGCTACCCACTTATAAAAGTAATTTGTACCAGCAGAGGGTTTGCGACAAGCAAAGATGCCATCATTTAAACTCTCTGAAACCATAACACCAAGTACACTACCTGTGCCAGTTACAGTTCCATAACTATTAGCATATCCACTAATCCGTCTATAGCCGCCAGTAATAGCTGGCTCATAATTAATTAGCTGTGTGGCTGACCCTTGATATATCTCACCTTGAGATAGTACATCCCTATTGGTGTTCATTCCACCAATACATGTAACCTTAAAGCCACTAATTCTGTCTGCCATTAAAACACTCTTGGATTAAAGGAAGGCTTAACAATCATTGTTGAACGCATATACAAAGGCTCATCTAACAAAAGCCTACGCATTGTTCTGATACCTGTCTCAAACTTTTCTTTATACATTGTTGCTCCCTGTTCATTAGATCTGAACATAAGCATGTAGAACATAGCACCATCAAGCAACACACCATTAAACCTATCAGGAATAATAGCTACGTCTGTATCAGCAGACAGGGCAGCAGGAAAAGACCAATACTTATACTCAATCTCATAAGCCTGATCGGGTTTTGGAGTCACACCAAACTTAGCTTCTTGTGTTTGATAAACAGCAATAGAAGGACCACGGCCTCCAGTGCCATTTACATCTTCACCGGGACGATAGTTGTCTAAGTAGTCAACATATGTAAGAACAGGTAAACGAGCCGGATCATTATTTGCTGCTGTTAGCTGCTTGAGATAGAAACTTTCCCAATCAACACTAGACAAATCAGCGGGGAAGGAATATGTTCCCGTACCCGCTGTCATTGTTTGTGTATAAGTAGTAAGAGCAAAGGGCCATTCTTGAGCACCATGCATCAATTCTCTAATAGATGAATTGATAGCATTCTTGGCTAGAGCTTGAATGTTTCTAGCTCCAGCGAATTCGGTGGTGTCTAAAACAACCTCCCCCATTCTTCGCAGCAATTCATTTGTTAAAGAAATAAATGTAGACATAATTTTTAAACAATAAAAGGGAGAGGCGGTTAAGCCCCTCCCAGTATTAACTAGCTATTAGGCCAGTTGCTCACGGTCAACGGAAGCACGAGCTGGGCGACCATCAACATTCATCAAGACAGCCCACACACGCAACTCACCAGAGGTGGGAGCAGTAGTAGCAGCTTGGATGAGCAAGTCGATAGTGTCAGCAGTAGCAATCACTACTGGCTGGAAAGCAGCAGCGTTCTGGGCATAAGCACCAGCAGCAGCAGCATCACCATCAAAGCCATCAACGAATACGTCAGCGTCTACACCAGTAACACCCAAGTCAAGAGCTGTATCGTTTGACTCACCACCCAAAACGGTGATAACTTCAAAACCAGCATTCAAGATGAGGGTGTTGGCGGGAACATTGATACACTCAATAACGTCAGCAGCAGCCAAGGCAGAACCTTTAGCTGTAGCTGCGGCAGCGAAGTCAATAGTAACATCGACCAAGTAAGGGATAGCACCAGCGGTGCGACCAGCGGAGGCTGAACCAGCCAAAGTTGTAACAGTTGCCATTATCGTTCTCCTTAAGCAGCGTTGTATTTAGCAGTGACGATGCCTTCAGGACGCAAGATTTTGCGACCATAAAGATGCATACCACGCACGATGTCAGCGAAGCTGTCTGGATCACGATATGTCTCGGTCTTAGTGATTTGCTGAGCAGTTGCAACAGCAGAGTCATGACCAGCAACAATCACACCAAAGTCAGTGTTTTGGTTTGCAGTACCTGCAGTACCAGCACCAGTACCAACTTTAGGTAGGTTGTTAGAAACATATACACGGAAGCCATGCAAGTTGTTAATGACCAAGCCGTTCTGCAAACCAGAACCACCAAAGTCACCATTCAACAAACGGCTGTCTTCGTCCTTCAGCATTTCGATGAAGATAGGATCAACCACCAACCAACGACCACCAGAGTCAACAAACTGTTGATCCAGCAAGCGACCCATACGAGCAATCACCATCAAAGGAGATGCTGTAGCGGTAGGCAAAGCTGTTGCACCGGGCAGACGGGGAGTCAAAGGAATGGAATGCTCACCAGCAGAGGAAGTGGTGATGTTACCAAAGCTACCTTTTTTCAGCTTCATAGTAGCCAACAACTCATCAGCACCAGCGGCAGTAACTGCCTTAGTACCAGCGGCTGCTGTACGAGCTGTATCAGGATTCACATGCTTTGCAGACTGTGAGAAACCAGACAAGTAACCCAAGACATCTTGGTCATACTGATCACGCAAACGATACGCTGCACGATCAGAAGCCATCTGCATGAAGTTCACATGTGAGTGAGCTGCTTCGATGTCATCAATCTTGAAAGCGTAGTAGTTAGCTTGGTCAACAACCAAGGTGAAGTCTTCATCATTCAGATCTTGAGCAGTGATTTGTGTACCACGAGCATAGCTCTGTACAGACACTTCAGGTTCTTTAATGATTTTGACACTGTCGCCCATGTTTGCGATTTCACCAAAGTAATCATTATTGGTGATGTCTTCAACAGTAGACGCTTTACGGAATGCAAGTTGAACTTGCTTTGAATAGATTACGGGGCTAAAATTACCATTAGGTAAATTGCCGTAACCTGCAGCACTTGGAAAAGCCATTTTAATATCCTCCTAGATATGTGTTAGGCATATAATTAAATACGCTGAACATCACCACAGAGGCTGTATTTGATGGGTGTGTATAGAACAGGGATGCCTCCACTTGTCTATACAGGCCAACAAACTTCAGGTTGTTCTGACAGTTTATTGTTTGCGTGACAGATAACTCTATGGGGTAGGGTAGCTAGCATTGTTACGGCCCATAGGAGCAAGACTAGATACCTAGTCCTGCTTAAAGTTATACCAGTTGTTTCAGATTTGTCAATACTTAACGAGCACTTCCGCTAACATCGTATACAAACTTACCTGATTGTAATGCTTTAGCAATAGCTTCTTGGTTCTTTTCATACTCAAAGGTAGACATTTTACTTACCTCTGACTCATAAAAGACACCGTCTTTACTCTCACCTGTAGGTGCAGAACGACTACCACGGGTGTTTACGCTTTCAGCAGCACCCTTATCTGAGACAGTTTTCTTAGTCTTAATACCTTTATCAGCTTTGTATAAGTCGATGGCACGGGCAGCAGACACGGCATCACTCTCATTATCATACAAAGCATCTTGAATCCATTTAGGTTGTTCTTCAACCCAGCTATGGAATTCATCATCATCACGGATTCTATCAAAGTCTGGATGTAGGCGTGTCAAATCAGCTTCTGCTTTTTCCTTAGCTGTCTGATGCTCACGCTCATCTAGCTGTTTAAATCGTTCATCCAAGGCTTGAGTTTGTTCCTTAGCCTTTTTAATTGCAATGGTTTCAACAATCTTTGCAACATCAGGATAGGCTCTAGCCCACTCATTAAGTTCTTCTTCACTCTTAGGAAGCTTGATTTGCTTCTCTGTGCTGCTCTGTAGCTGTGAGCGAAGATCATCAATCTGCTTCTGTAAAGTTACTTGTTGTTGCTGAGAATGTCTACGCAGATCTCCATAACGCTTCTTAAAGCTCTTCTCTTCTGCGCTTAAGTTGCTGTCCTCACCATCCTGTGGTTCTTGAGGATTGCTCTTATCTTCAGCCAATTGTTTCAACTCAGCTTCTTCTTGCTCAATCCTATCCTTGTTAGCATTACGCTTACCAAATGGAGAGAAAGCCTGAGCTTGTTGATTCTGATTAACTACTGCTTCTGTCATAACATACCTTTAAGTTGGGGCTAACTGTAGCTGCATAGCAGGGAGATAGGTAGCCATATGGTGGGAAATTGTTGACACTCACCAGCCCACCTCTGGTTTGAGTATGCTAATTATATAGTATTATTTCTTAGAAGCAATGCCTCTTTTTTGAGCAAGTGTTGGTTTCTTTGTACGCTTTGCAACAAGGCCACCTTTAGCCCAACCGGGGGAACCACTTGTTGCAGCACCAGCAGAACCATCATTACCAGTACTGTCACCAGCAGCAGCAGAGGCAGCAGCAGCAGCATCAGCAGCGGCAGCAGCAGCATTATTGGCAGAGACAGCAGCAGCATCAGCATCAGCAGCAAGTCCTTCTGCAATAGAAGCATCATCAACACTTAAAGCAGCAGCGTTAGCTGCTAGTCCTTCAGTCGTGGCTCCTGTATTACCAATACCTGTTGCAGTTGTTTCAGCAATATTGCTAACAGGTGCATTAGGATTTGTAACTGCTGAAATGGCATTAGCAATGGCTCCAATAGCAATACCAATTGCAGAGTTACCTATGCCAGTGCCAGACACTCCAGTGCTACCTCCCACAGAAGGACCACCCCCTACACTAACACCATCACCACCACCACTAGTATCAACTGTCCCTGTAGCTGTAACAACTTCTTTCTTGTCATCAGTCTTCTTAGTCTCTGCAATAAATTGACCAGCAGAACCAGCAAACTCATATCCAGCAGGAATGGCAATGGATGGCTTATCGTTGAAGAAAGTGATATACATCACCCTACCTTCTTTATTCTTGTATGCTCTAACATCTAATGCTGGATTGGTAAGAGATGTTTTAGGAATGTTATATTTATTAAGAAGGTCTACACCGGGTTCAGCAAAACCACCAGCAGCAAACTTCTTCTCCCCCATCTGCTCACCTTCAACTTCTTTCATGATGTCATCAATCTCAGAATTAAAGCCTTCTTCATCTTCATGTAGAGCTTCTGGATTTTCTACCTCTTGAGCATTACCCATCTGACCAATCTCTGCCATGCGAGACAAGCCCTGCTTAGCTTCATCACGAAGCTTCATCAATCTTTCAAGACCAATGTAACGAACAACATCAGCAGGAATGACAAACTCACCTTCACTTATTTTTACATCAATGTCATCTCTCACTTCATTCTGCAAAGAACCGGGAGGTACATCATTGCCTGACACAGGATCTACTGTGCCTCCCTGATCATTCATACCACCCTCAGCAAACAGTCTATCCATATTATTTGTGTACATTAACTTCATCCTTAAGATAACTTAGTCTGCGTAAAGCAGCAATGGCTCCTTGAGCCTTTCCAATTTCACGGGCATCAGAAGCTTGTTCTAAGTTTTTATGCTGCTGAGCAATCTCAGCATCAATCAAATCTAGAAACGCATCCCATGTCACATGCGTGTTTACAAAGCCTTTAAGCTTGGGGAGGTACGGCTTGGACATTACCAGCAAATCCTTGTTCACCCGGCACTGGTGCAGCACCAATACCAATATTTCCACCACCACCACCAGTCATATCAGCCACTGGAGGAGGACCACCTTCTGGACCAGCAACAGGAGGAGCACCCTCTGCAGGAGCTGTAGCTTGTTGCATCAGCAAAGCTTGACGCATAGCTTCATCCATGTTGTTAGTCACCTTGTCTGGATCTAAGTCCATGCTCTTAGCAATCTCACGAATGATGTAAGGAAACTTAGCAAACGGCATCAATGCAGGAGAACTTGCAATCTGCAAGAACTGCATCAATCGTTGACTCCTCACCTCATTAGCCATCAAGCTCTCTGTACCTCTGGCTGTAACTTCTAAGTCACCTTTAATGCTTTGATCGAAATCAAACTGCATGTTGAAGCTAAAGAAAGCCTTACCCAAAGGAGCTAACAAATAATCATCCACATTCTTGATGATGGTTTTAACACTGCCTGATGCAGCATTCATCAACATAGAAATGCCAGAGGCTGTCCTACCCACACCACTCACACCTGTTTGTCCATGTGCAAACGATGGCATGCCTGTTGATTCATCAGCAAGCTGTCGTGCTTTGTCAAACAGTTGTAGGTTCTCAGCAGCCACGTTAGGAAACTTAGTTCCAAACAAGCTTTGACCGGGAGCACCACCCTGTCGCCTAAACACTTTACCGGGATAGACAGTCATGTCCTGTCCGGGAACGAGGTTGGTTTCATCAACCTCAAACACAAGGTTGCCAGACAACACTGCATTATCTACAGCCATACGCATAAAACCATTCATGAGGGTCTGGGTGTCGTCCATGTTTTCGGCAACACCAATACCAAATAGAGAGTAGGGGTTTAATTCGCAAGGAGCAGCGTAATACGGAATGTTGGCTGGCTTAAACGGATTCAATACTAAACGAATCACTTTGTTGTTACAGAACCATACATTGGCTTGTAACTCCTTAGCTTCCAACAAAGCATTAGGAATATCAATGTCGTTTTCTTTGAGCATGTCAATATCAACATTGCCCCAATATTCCAACACTTCAAATCTATCTACTCCCAAGTTGGGAGCATAGTCTCTCAAGTCATCTTCCCAATACTTCTTAGTATAGGTGGCTCCCATGTCAATAACATCTTCAATGACATTGGCTCTAAACAAAGGACGATTCTTCAAAGCCCTCAATTGTGTAGCACTAAGCTTGTGACGCTCAATAATGTATTGAGCTTCTTCCATGTTAGTAGCATCAGGATCGGGATAGAAGTTCCAGATGGACACATGTGATGTCTCTGGTACTGTCTTCATCTCAGGTTTGTATGTACCCTCTTCATCCCAGCTAGGATATTCTTTAGTCTTAGCAAATGGACCCTTCATGATGCCTGTACCAAACAGAGCCATCTCAAAGGCAGTGGAACGCAGGTGCTTATTAGCACCACTCTCATCCAACTGGTCATGTATCTTCTTCTCCATCTTCTTAGCTGCAACCATTGCAGGATGGAACGTAATGGAAGAGGGTGTTACACCCGGACCTTCCTTAAGATTTTCTTGAGAGCCTAGCTGACCCTTCAAAGGACCAAGCCTGTCCATCAAAGAAGAAAGTGTAGCACCCGGTGCTAGGTCTTTACCATCACCTTTGTAACCAAATGGAGAAACTATCTCTGCTTCTGCACCTTCTGGTGCTTTAGGATCTATATGTACTGTATCTACTACACCATCTGGTAGCACAGTGGGGTCAACACTCAGAGGAAACTTGTTATTAGCAAATAACACATCAGTGATTTGACCATATGCTGCAAGCACCTTGGTCTTTGTCACCTTAATAAATACACGGCTCTTCTCTGTCTCTGTAAATTTAACATCTGGTCCATAAATACCACGATAGTTTCTATAAGCCTTGAGCCAACGCTGTTCGTCCTGTCTACGACTCTCTTCAGACTTTGTATATCTGTCATTTAGAAAGACTAAAAGACTATCACCAGTGAATGATGTAGTCTCATTCTTTTTTTTGTCTTCTAAACCAATGGACTTGTCATCCATGAAATTGTTTGTCGCCATAAATACCCTTTAATACCCAAATGTGGGGTCTGCCATCTTCATCCCAGAGCCAGCAGAATTTAATGGATTGTAATCGAACAAACTACTTCTAGGTCTGCTCATCACACCATAACGAATAGCATCATATAAGTGATCTTCAGCCTTAGTATCAATGTCCTCTGGGTTTCTTTTGTCCAAAGGTATGACAGGTAGCTGAGCAATCGTGTTCACACAGTTGCTTGTTATAACCAGTCTTGGCTTTTCTGTAAAGGGGTCTAGCTGAAAGCGTCTATGCAGCTCATTTTTACCAGACACCCTACTTCCAGCACTTCTATCAGATGGCCTCCACCTACAACCCTCTGCAATCATCTGTTCTGCCAGTGATGGACCTGTATCACCACGCTTATGCCAGCAACTACTGTCCAATACACCATATCTCATAGGTCCATCGTTCTCTTCAGCCCTCATCACCATGTGAGCGAGGTCTTTGGCAAGCACCTTGCTAACATATAGTTCACGATAGACCACCAATTGTTCACTTGGAGACACAGCAAACCACACCACAGCACTAAAACTTCCGTATCCATAGTCACAAGCCCTAAATTTAGTCCAATTACTTGGTATGTGGAACGGTTCCACTACATGTATCTGTCTATTAAACTCAGGGAATGCTGCACCTTCAGCAATATCCCAATTACCTTCTAACAATTGCTTGCGTTGATGCTCAGGAAGGGACAACAACATGGTTTCGTAGTCACCTGTCTGCATCAAATAGGGGTTATCCGTTAACATAGCAGGGATAAACCTACGCTTAAACAGTGGTTGCCCCTCTTTACTGTGTCCTTTTGGATAAACTAGGGTGGTTCCACTCTCAATATCAGTGGCATCAAACGCTTTTCCTGCTGGAGAAGGGTCAATAAACATCTTCTTCACCCAAGCATGACCCGGACCACCCGGATTTGTCGTAGCTCTCATGAAAATTGGTAGGTCTGACGCTGCTGTACGCAGTCGAGAACGCATATAGTTCCACGGAAATGGCGTATGCCACTGCGTCAACTCATCAAAACCAATCCAGCTAAACGCCAAACCCTGATATCTCAATACGTCTTCATCTCTATCAAGGTAAGACATCCACAGTCTTGCCCCTGATGGAGCTTCCCATTGCATCTTGCGTTCACTCCACTTGATGCCGGGGTAAATCTTTGGATAAAGCTCTTGACTCTTCCAAATAAGTTCTCGAAGTTCCTCTGTTGTATGACGAAGAAGCAGTCCAGAAAACTGTGGATGTACCATATACCTCAGTGGATCAGCCAACATAGCGTAGCTTTTACCACCACCAGCAGCTCCACCATATAACACCTCCCTCTCTGAGGAAGCTAAGAAAAATGTTTGAGGCCCAGCATTGGGCTTAAACAATACTTCCCTATCATCAGGTGTCGCTAGAGGAGTCTCTGGCGAGTTTACTATCGATATATTCGGTGAGCTTGCTGTACTGTTCTGACTCGAAGTATCCTGTTTGGTCTTCCCTGCCGAGCCTCTTGGATTTTTCTTCGTACCTTTCCGCTTGCTCAAGGGCTTTTTTGAGCCTTGTGGCAAGGTTGCGGTAAGTAGCGGATTTTCGTCCATGAGTTCTTTCAGTCTTTATTCTCTTTAACAATCCCACATGGCTTATTGTTCTACCTGTTGTGGTGGTAAGCCAAGCTGCTACCTGCCTAGAGCTATATTGTTTTAAATGTTTCTTAGCTAGTTCTAACGCTTCAAGCTCTGTAGGTATTGGCTGCAGAAGGTTAGGATCTTCTTCATCTTGTCTGTAACCAAATGGTATAGTTTTTCTAATTTTTGGAATAGGTACATATGTTTCCTTTGCTTTGGGCTGTGGCAATATCCAAGCCCCTAAGTCTCTATCACTCACCGCTGTCTTTGGCTGGCAAAATCATGATGCCGTTAGGTGCTGTCACCTGAACTTTCTCTGTCTTCACCAAACCAGCCCTGTCTAACAAATCTTTAGCAGCGTTAAGCTTTTCTTTCAAGCCTAGCTCTGTAGGGTCAGCAATGCCGCTGACAACAGCCATAGCTGCTCTAGGAGCATTCATAGCGATGTAAAGCTGTGTAGCCTCAATCACTTCTTCCTTAAGAACTTCCATGAGTACCTTGGTATTGTAGCCTTCGCTATAGCCAGCAAGCTGCCTTGCCTTGGAAGGATTGCCTCCAGCCTCAGCAAATAACACCTCAATGAACTTCTTCTGTTGTTCGCTTAGTTCTCTTTTAGCCATGATTAAAATAGTCCTTGTTCATAATATTCTTCAACAGTGATGGTGGCATCCATAGTTGAACCAGCCTCTGGTGTGACAATGACAGTGTCACCGGGATTAAGAACAAGATAGCTACCATCAAGTTTGAGGTAGGCATTAGCTGCCAAGCTATATCCACCAACAATATGATAGGTTCCACTAGCACTAATATCATTCCATTGAACCTGAACAGTCTTGTTATTACCTGCATGATTGGCAATAAATAACAACACCATCTTAGCTACAAAATTCTCAGGACAAGTGTAGATAGTGTTAGCAGATCCCGCTGTTAACACTTTCCCTAAACTTCTAACCTTAGGCTCTTTGTTCATTTCTTCTTCGGCTTCACTTTAGCTTCAGACAAGGCAATGGCAATGGCTTGCTTGGGGTTTGTAACAACCTTGCCACCTTTACCACTGTGCAAGCCTTTGTCCTTAAACTCACCCATCACCTTAGCCACTTTAGCTGTTTGCTTTTTAGTAGCCATTATTTCTTCTTAGCTTTCATTGGTGCTTTAACAGCACCACCCTTAGCCATCTTGCCTTTTCCGTCAGCAGCAAAAGCTGGTACTTTCATTCCACCCTTTTCAACCATAGGCATACCACCAGCAGCATAGCCCTTCTTAGCCATACCTCCAGCAGCATATCCTTTTTTAGTCATACCACCAGCAGCCATCATTTTTGCTTTCATCATTTCACACTCTCCATGTATAGGTTATTAAAAGTAACATTAGCATCCATGTACGAATCATCTTGTTCCGCACAATGCGCCCACTGACTGGGACGGAAGTCGGGTGCTCCTTCTCCAGTGTTCCAATACGCTGGACTGGTAACTCTAACTCTATTGTTAGGTAGAGCTACTATATTACCTGTCCATTCCCCTGCGTCCGTCAACATCAACACATGACTTTGTTTATGCTGTGAAGGATCTTCTGACACCTCACTCTCGGCATAATCAACTGTAAATAAATACCGCCCTGTGTGAAACTCATTATTAATCTTGCATAGCCAAGGAGAAGGCTGTGCTCTATCAATACGAATAATACTGTGGTTGTAACTACTACAATCCCAAGGTTGTGCTAAGTGAGTCTTCATACGCTCAGGCCACACTTCCAAAGGGATGTCTCCAACTAAAGCTGTAATGGGCATCCTCGCCCACATAGCACCACCATGTACATTAGGTTGACTACCATCATCCGCTTCACAACCAGTGAAGATAACTTGAAAGCTCAAGCTCCTATCTGGAATGGTGGTGACAGCCACTGCTAATGCATGTATGTATTCCCCATGATAGTTTTGATGTCCATTTGTAAACTCTTTTCTAACCCAACATTTAAAATATGGGATGTTACTTGTCAGATACATTGAACAATCTTTCTATTTACTTCTTCTTTTTAGGGGCTGCTTTAACAGGCGGTTTCTTCATGGGGGCTTTGGCTGGCTTACCAACACCAATCATGATGGCAAGCATAGGCTTCTTAGAAGCAACACCACCTTTAGCAAGCTTCTTCTCAGGAACCTTAGTGGCTTCAAAGGCTTTACGCTCTAGCTCATTGGCTCTGTCCAAGTAGGTGTTACGCACCTCTTGAGGGACAGAAGTGTCCTTAGCCTTCTCACGGTACATCTTAACTTTTTCTGCATCGGTAGCCATAGTTTCTCCTTTTAGTTACCACTTAACCTTGTCTGCCCAATATGCAGCAGACATCTTACCCTTGTTAATATTCTCAGCATGACGAGCTTTGAAGCTCTTCTGCCTAGCCTTGTCCTTAGGAGTGTCTGGACTAGAGCCAGCACCACTAACACCCTGTTGTCCAAACCTAATGAGCTTCACTGTGTCACCATCTTTAGCTAACACAGCATGACTCTTCGTAGGATGCTTAGGTGTAGCCTTAGGCTTATTGTATCCGCTAAACTCTTCACTACCTTTTTTAATCATCTGAACCCCTTCACCTTCTTAGCAATTTCTTTAGGTTGTTTAACAAACTGCTTACCAGCCTTTGTACCCTCACGCTTAGCTTTAGTGGTGGCTGCATACTCAGCAGAGCTTAAAGACTTAATGGCAGCTTCAGGTAGATAACGCTCTCCTGTTTTAGCAGAAGGCTTACCAGACTTTGTTGTCCACTTCTGGTCTGTCCAATCTTTTAAAGACTTCTGAGAAGGCTTCATTTGTAACCACCACCAGCAGCTTTGTATTTCTTAGCAACAAGCTGAGCTTTCCTAGCAGACCATTCTCCCGGATCACCACCAGCAGAACCAGCCTTCACCCTAGCTACCAACGCCTTACGCATTGTAGGCTTGGTGTAATTACCAGCAGCATTAACTGTACTTTTCTTTGTAGCCATATTCTTTCTTCCTTGGTAAGTGTCTGTGTTCTTTCCATCCCTCAGCTCTCATAGCATCTTCAACTCTGTCTAAGGGAAATACATATCCTGTATTCTTTTCCATAGCTGCTCTGACGTAATAGACATCACTGTGGAATAGGTGCATCTTATCTACATAGCCTCTGTGTAACGCTAGTGAAGCTTGTGTAGCCACACTGTAGGGGTATGTGTTTGTTAGTCCTCTATCTTCTAGCTGTTGTCGGGTGTAGTAGTTCATAATGCTTCATGCTAACACACATAGCCTAGCTAAGGTGGTATGGTAGCATTTATTGCTACTCATAACAACCTATCCCAATGTATGTCTATAGTGTCTATGAAGGTAACGGTAGAGATCTTGTGAAGAAACTACTACCATTACCTGTAGGGAACGGTACATATCACATAGTGAAATACATACCACCTACCACTAATATCTAGAACATACACCTAGAAAGCCCATAAGGGATGTGTTCATCTATGGCTGTTGTTAGCCCACCCTTTTAGCAACAGCTTTTAACAAGTACCCACATCAAGTCTAGTCTGGTCAGTGTAAGGTGTACCACTGCCAGTGTCCAAAGCAGAACAACAGAGTGGCCCCTCTATTGTTCTCTCTGAGTCTTTTCTCTTCAGCAGCCGATTGCAAGCTCATTTCTTTACCTGTAGCCGGAAGGTAGCTCATACTTTGTTTCATATCGCCTGTATACATAAAGCATACATGGTGCAGGTACGGGTAGTTTTACACATATTGAAACCAATGTCAAGCTTTTTTTGTAGGGCATATCAGAAACATTGCATAAATAACAAAATGGTCCATACGGGGGTGTCTAAGTTTGCATGAAACTTCAATGAGAATTGTTCTCATTTGTTAACATATAAGTGTACGGATGGTAGCTGTTTGTGCAGCTTTATGTGCATCTTTGTAAGATAGCTTTTGTTCAGTATACTCAACAATTTCTAGGTAGTTGACGGTGCAGATCGATTGTTTCATCTGCAGCTTTGTTATGAAATATTATTTCTATGACGGTGTGGGAGCTGCCAAAGATGGAGTTTGGTTAACAGACTCAATTTTCCTGATTTTTGTACGAGGCCATATACATATAACGCACGACCCCCCCGTGCCCACGCCCCGCCCCGCTGCCGCCCAGCCCTGCAGCCGTAGCAGCCCTGCAATGCGTTGCAGATCTTAGGTGATTCAAAGATCTTAACTCCCTTCAACTCAAAGAAAAGATTCTTCAATGAATTCAAGGACTTAGAAGATCTTGAATACTGATTCAAAATCGGTTCACCACCTTAAAAACCACCGGAAAAGGTTATGCTTTTTTTGCATAACCCCATTG